CGGAAGCTGAGGCCGAGGCGAAGGCGCCCCAAACGAAGGATTCGCTGCGCAAGGCGAAAGCGCTGGCGGACAAAGCAGAGATCGATGCGATGGCTGCGGCGCGTGACTATGAGGTCAGCATGGGCAAGCTGCTCGATGCCGGCCAGGTGGAACATGTGCTCGCCGAAGCCGCCACTGCGATCCGTGTGGAGCTGGAGCGAATGGCCGACACCCTGGCACCGCAGCTGGCCGCGACGACCGACGAATCACGCTGCAGAGAGCTGGTGTGGAACGAGGTCAGTCACGCCCTTGAGGAAATGAGCCGAGGCTTCCGCTCAGCTTCTGCGGCGGTGGTGGAATGACGGAACAGGCCCGCCTGCACACCGTACTGGCACGATCACTCCAGCCGCGCCGGCCGATGACCGTTTCGCAGTGGAACGATGAGCATATGCGGCTGTCCAGCAAAGGCAGCAGCAAGGACGGGGGGCGGGTGGCCACCCCCCCCCACCCCCCGGTCGCGGGAGCCGATGGACAACATGTCCGCCCGCAGCCCTGTGCATGATCAGGCGTGCATGTTCCCGATCCAGTTCGGCAAAAGCCAGATCGCAACCAACTCGATCGCGTATTGGATGGACTACGCGCCGGCGCCCATCATGTATGCGCTGCCTGGTGAGGCATCCATGAACAAATGGGTGAACCAGAAGCTCAACCCGATGATCGAGGTCTGCAAGGCTGTGCGGAAAGCGCTGAGCAGCACCGCGAGCCGGGACAGCTCGAACCAACGCACGTTCAAGGACTTCGCCGGCGGCCAGCTCTACGTTGAGCACATGGGCAGCCCTCAGCGGCTCAAGTCGACCACGGTGAAGAACCTGGTGGTGGATGAGATCGATGAGGCGCCTCAGGTGCTGCTGACCGGCGACGACCCGGTGAAGATGTTGGACGGCCGCACCTCTTCGTTCCCGACGACCTACAAGCGCCTGTACATCAGCACCCCCGGGATTGCTGGGCTGAGCCGCATCGCCAAGCTCTACGAAAAGTCCGATCAGCGCCGGTATCACGTGCCGTGCCCCCACTGTGGCCACTACCAGCACCTGCAGTGGAGCGGCCTGCACTGGTCACCCGACGCTAAGCACGCGTGGTATGCGTGCAGCGATTGTGGTGCGTGCATCGAAGAGCACCACAAGTCGGACATGATCACCAATGGCCGTTGGGTGCCGGCCAACCCGGATTCTCCAATCCGCGGTTACCACATCAACTGTCTCTACTATCAGTTCGGCCTTGGCCCGCGATGGGTGGATCTGGTGCGCGAGTGGCTGGATGCGCAGAACGACCCCGCAGCGCTGAAAACCTTCGTCAACGACCGTTTGGCCGAGACGTGGGAAGACCCGAAGATGCGGTCGGTCAAGCACAACGTGATCGCGGACCGTGCCGAACCCTACAGACTGCGGCACGCACCACGCGGGGTTCTCGCTATCACCGTCGGTGTGGACACCCAGGACAATCGCCTCGCCGTCCATGTGATCGGCTGGGGTAGGGGTATGACGGCCTGGACACTGGACTACGTCGAACTGCAGGGTGACCCCGCTGAAGAGGCGGTGTGGATCGCACTGACCGATCTACTCAACCGGCCCATCGAGCGAGAGGATGGTGTCCTGCTGCGGTCGGTTGCCACGGCGATTGACGCCGGCGGCCACCGCACCGAGGCGGTCAAGAACTATGTCCGGCAGCGCAAAGTGACGCGCGTCATGTGCATCTTCGGCGCTGTGCCGAACAACGCCCCGATCCTGTCCAAGGGGAAGCTGGCGGATGTGACCTGGAATGATAAGACCGACAAGCGGGGCATCATCATCAACCACGTCGGAACCGTCGCCGCTAAGCACTATCTGTACAGCCGTTTGGCAGCAGATGCCGAGCGTCAGGCTGATGCGCGGCTCGTGCGGTTCAGTGATGAGCTACCGTCTGAGTTCTACCCCGGTCTGGTGTCGGAGGTCTACAACCCGGTCAAGAACCGGTTCGAGAAGCGGGTCGTGAGAAACGAGCCGCTGGATACCTGGGTGTACGCCTACGCTGCGGCCCACCATTCGGAGGTGCGTCTGCATCGCTACACGAAGGCTGACTGGGATGCCTTGGAGGCGCGCTTGGCTGCGACGGTGGTGGACCCGGATTCCCGTGAAACATCTGGAGCACCCGCAAGGCCGGCAGTTGCGGATTCCCGTGGAACCACCAAGCCTGCTCGCCGCCGCGGCGGCTGGGCCGAGTCGAACTGAGGTCGAGATGGCAGAAGACATCAAAGCCGATGAACTGCTCGACCAGCTGCGGGAGTCCTACGTGGCGTCTATCCGGGCGGCGGAGCCAAGCATCCCCGCTCATGCGGCGCTCCAGATTGCCGACATGTTGGTGACGGTCCAGCTGGATGTGTTCGCTGGGAAGCGGGTTCGATACCGCTCCAAGGCCGAATTCAACGGCGCGGCGATCTCCGAGGATTGGGCGCGGGGGGTGCCTGTGCAGGAGATCATGCGAAAGCACCAGTGCAGCCGGTCTGCTGCCTATAAGTATCACCCGTCACGTCAAATCATATCGGGCTGAAAATAGTCCACGGAGCGCCATGACCGTGGACAACGACATGTATACCTTGCGTATCCATGTCGATCACACAGCAACGACTGGACGCCTACCTGGCAGCAGAAACCCGCATTCTGACGGCGGGCTTCAGCGTGCGCTTCGATCAGCGCCAGCGGCAGGAGGCTGAGCTCGCCGAGATCCGCAAAGCCATCCGCGAATTGGAGGCCAAGATCGCGGTTGAGCGCGGGCGCGGTGGTAGCGGCGGCAGCCTGCGCTACCGAACGGCGGTTTTCAATGGCTAAGCCGAACGCACTGGAGCGCGGCATTGCGGTCTTCGCGCCGCGTTACGCCGCCCGGCGCATGTTCGCGCGTCAGGTGATGGCCGCCTATGAGGGCGGGCGGTCGACAAAGCGTCGTAAGAAAAGCCGCGACAACGGCACGAGCGAGCGCATGGTCGTTCGTGACGCAGCTACCGTCCGGGCTACGGTGCGTGATCTTGAGCGCAACTACGATCTGGTCGATGGTGCCCTGAGCACACTGGTTCGCAACATCGTCGGACCCTCCGGCATCAGCATCGAGCCGACGCCGCGCGACGGCAGGCAGGGCGACAACTACGACAACATCGATGACGACTTCTCGCGCCAGCTGCTCAACCTCTGGCGCCAGTGGTGTGTCTCACCAGATGTGACCCGGACCATGAGCTGGGTGCAGTGCCAGGAGCTGGCCTGCCGCAGCTGGCTCCGCGATGGTGAGCAGTTCACCCAGCTGGTGGAAGGCACAGCCAAGTACATCACCCATGCAACGGCCGTGCCGCTTTCCATTGAGCTGCTGGAAGCCGACGTGGTGCCGCTTGAATATGACGATGCTGAAAAGCGGATCAGCGCCGGCATCCAGCGGAATGAGTGGGGCGCCCCCATCAACTACATGGTCTACAAGAACCACCCGGGCAACGGTGGCTGGAGCAGCATCGAGGCGCTGAAGACTGTACCGGCTCAGCGCTTCCTGCATCTTGCGGTTCGCAAGCGTCTCTCTGGCCTGCGCGGGATCAGCCTGTTCGTCAGTGCCATCGACCGCCTGATCGATATCAAGGATTACGAGGAATCCGAGCGCGTCGCTGCCCGAATCGCTGCCCGTATCGCGGCGTACATCAAGCGCGACAAGGACATGCAGGACTTCGCCCCGTTGCAGACCGCAGATGGTCAGCCGCAAAAGCCAGAAGAGCGTGACTTCCTGCTTGAGGCAGGCGCCATCTTCACCGAGACGCTGCCGGGCGAATCGATCGAGATGATCAATCCGAACCGTCCGAACACCGCCCTGGAGCGCTTTCGGATGGCGATGATGCGTGCAGTCTCGCGGGCGATCCAGCTCAGCTACTCCAGTATGTCTGGCGACTACGACGGCACCTACAGCGCCCAGCGGCAGGAGCTGGTTGAGGCGTTCGATGGCTACCGGATGATGACCGGACAGTTTGTCTCCCGATTCGTCCAGCCGATTTGGGAGCGCTTCGTCCAGATGGCCATTGCCTCCGGCCAGTTGAAGGTGCCGGCTCACATCCGTCCCGAGACCGTGGCCCAAGCGAACTTCCGCGGGCCGAAGATGCCGTGGATTGATCCGGGCCGGGAGGCAGACGGTCTGATGAAGCTCGCCCGCGGCGGTTGGCAGTCGGTCACCCAAGGCATCGCTGAGCGTGGTGGGCGTGTGCAGGACACCTTCGAAGAGATCTCGCGCGAGCGCAAGTTGGCTGAAGAGCTGGGCTTGGTGTTCGACAGCGACGCTCGCTTCACCAGCGGCGCAGGCGTCACCCAGGCACGAACGGGTGATGCGAGCTATCCGGATGCCGACGATGCCGGCCACCGCGAAGAGAACGGCAACCAGCGGCAGCGCGCATCGCGCTCCCGCCCGACCAGCACCGGAGACACCCCCTGATGAATACCTCGCTGCTTACCAGCGCCATCGCCGCGTCCCTGGCATTGTTCTCCACAGTCCCGCAGGCCGGGCCGCGGGACATGCCGGAGCGCCCCAAGATCGAGCCGCTGATGCGGCTTCAGCCGGTCGCCGAGTCTGATGGCGTCTACGAGCTGCTGATCTACGGTGATATCGGCGAGAGCTGGTGGACCGAATCGGTTACCGCACAGTCGGTGGCCCAGCAGCTCAATGACCTGGACAGCACGGTTGCGACCATCAACGTGCGGATCAACAGCTACGGCGGCAGCGTCGCCGATGGCCTGGCGATTTACAACGCGTTGAAGCGCCACAAGGCTGCCAAGGCGGTCACCGTCGACGGCGTCGCCATGTCCAGTGCCTCGCTCATTGCGATGGCCGGCGACACAGTGAGCATGCCGCCCACGTCGATCCTGATGATCCATGCCCCTTGGGGTGGCGTCTATGGCAACGCCAAAGAGCTGCGCCAATACGCCGACGTGCTGGACACCTTCAGCGCATCGATGGCCGACGCCTACGTGAAGAAATCGGG